CTATTAGTTATTGTGCTAGGCGATATAGAAGTAATTGTTGGATAAGTAACTGTTTGAATAGTTGTTGAACCACCTAAAGCAACTGTGCTTCCGTTAATGGTAATACTTTCATTCGCAAGTTTAGAATTAGTAATTGAGTTATCAGCTATTCTAGCTATGTTTAAAGTTCCAGAAGTAATGTTGGAAGCATCAATAGCTGCAACATTAAAAGTTCCATAAGCAACTACATCAACTACATCACCATTTGCTAAAGCTGAAGCAAATACAACTGATGTACCAGAAGTAATTGTAATATCTGCACTAGACATACGAACACCATTGACATAAACATCAGCAAACCCAGAATCATAAGCAAGTGTGTTTCCATTATCATCTGAACCACTAACTGAACTTGGTGTGCCTGAAATCGTATAAGTAAATCTAGCTGAAGTACCATTAACAGTAGAACCTGCGGCTGACCAACCACTAGCTTTATAAACTTTTAATTCATTAGCAGTTGTATCAAAATATAAATCTCCAACATCTAAAGAAGTAGTAGGAGCAGAAGCTGCAATACGATAAGTGTTAGCAAAACTATTTACATCAGCTATGTTAGTTGCGACTGTATTAACACTAGCAATAGAACCACCAACGCTATTTACATTAGCAATTGAACCTGCAACTGTACCAATATTATTTGAACCAGATAAGTCTGCCGCAACTGTTCCAATATCTGTTGCATCACCTGCTACCGCAGTGACATCAGCAGATATGCCCGCAACTGTTGTTACGTTAGCTGATATACCTGCAACTGTTGTAATATTTGCATTATTGGCTGCAACTGTATTGATATTTGCATTATTAGTTGCGACTGTATTTATATTTGAACTATTAGCATTAACAGCATTAATATTTGTTGAATTAGAATTTACTGCTGATACTGCTGCTGATATTCCTGCAACAGAAGTTACATCTGCATTTATACCTGCAACTGTATTGATGTTAGCTGAATTAGCATTAACTGCGTTTATGTTTGTGCTATTTGAGTTAACATTAGTAACTGCTGTAGAAATACCTGCAACACCAGTAACATCACTTGAGATACCTGCTACAGTTGTAACATTACCAGAAATTCCTGCTACAGTGTTTACATCAGCTATGTTAGTTCCAACTGTATCTACATTAGTAATACTATTAGCAACAACTTCTATTTCTGATGTTGCTTCATTTAAATCATTTGCAACTGTTTCTACTTCTGAAACTGCTTCTGCTAAATCATCTGCTACTGCTATAACTTTTGCAATGTCTGTTGCAACAGTGTTTACTGAAGCTATGTTTGTAGCAACTGTAGTTATGTTAGCATCATTAGTTGCGACTGTAGTTACGTTACCAGATATACCAGCAACAGTAGTCACATTAGCTGCAATACCAGCTACTGTGTTAATGTTAGGTAAATTGGTAGATATAAATGCTTTGTTAACAGCATCTGTATCAGCTGTTGGAGCTGCAACATTTTTTAATCTTTTACTTTGTACATCCCATTGGAAATCTGCTCCATCCAATGTAATAACGTCACCAGCTTTATCAATGGCCTCTTGAGCCATGTAAAATGCTTGGTCAGAATCTGTATCTAAATCATTCTCAGTTAATACTGAACCAGAGACATAATCAACTAATTTAGTTGTTTGACTTGTAGTACGTCTTATCTCAATTGCTGAAGATGCCGCAGGAGCTGTAGTAAACGTAAGTGTTGTTCCAGCACCATCTAAAGTATATGCTGTTACAACTACACCGTTAACTGTAGCTGACAAATCGTCAACACTACGGTAACTAAAAGGAATAGCGTATGCTGTAGTAGTACCGTTTCCAGTATATCTTACAAATGAATTAGCCATTATATCCTATATTTATGTTTATCTCTTCTAAAAGGGGTACTTTATCTATTTACCGTATTCTTCTAGTTTTTGAAGGGTATTTTCTTGTTGTATATAAACATTTCTAGTTTCTTTTGCTTGTCTATAAGCTTCTCTTGAAGCAAAATTACTTTTATTTACTTCTTCAGTAATTTGAGGAAATTCTTTAACCATTTCCCAATAAGCGACATTTTCAACAGCATATACTCTTTGTAATATAAATTGTTGTTGTTTGTCCTTACCATTGACTAAACCAGAAGGCTCTAAATATAAACTACTTTTTTTATCAGATATAATTTTTTCAATATATTCTTGTAGATTATAAGTGCCATTTTTACTTACTAAACCTCTATCAGTTAATTTTAATTCAGATTTAATTTCAAGCCATCTGTCATATGCTGTTTGTCCATTTGCATTTCTAATAGCTCTTAAATCTAAGTCAGGAGCGTATTTATCCATAGAAGAAGGTGGTCTATAAGTTATTTTTCTATCAATAAAGAAATTTGCTGTTTCATTTTTTTTCCATTCAGTCATTGCAAAAGGAGAAGACCATAAACCAGTTTCACCACCTAATCCAAAAAGCCATCCATTTTTACGTTGAATTTTTTGACCTAATATATTTCTTTTTGGCATTGGTTTTTCCATTGGATTATCAGCAAAATAAGTTGACATTCTATCTGATAATGACCATAAATCTTTTTCCCATTCATCAGAAACTCTATCTACGTATCTAACACCACCTGATAATGGTAGTAATTTCATAGCAGCTCTTGACAATGTAGCTTCTATTTTTTGTTCTGGTTTTCTAGCCATTAAATCGCCACCATTTTGAAATGATGCAATTGTATCGACAATATTTTTAGTATAAAATTTAGAAGTTAAATTTCTTGTTAAAGATAAAGCAAGACCAACAGCTAGTTCAGTTGCCATAGATTCTAATTTTGGTGGAAGGTCTTCATTAAAATTTAATACTTTATCTAATGTTTCTTTTATATCAGCTATAATAAAAAATGGTGTAAATAATGGGTCAAGTCTATTTAAAGAAATGTATCTACCATCATCAGTAACATAAGAATAAGGTTGCCATCCAGTTAATTCTTGTTTTTGTTGATTTTCTCTCCAATCTTTAGAGCCACCGCCTGTAAATTTACCAGCCATAACAGCACCTACAGCTGTACTCATAATTAAATAACCAGCTTGTATTCTTGCATTAGCTTCAGCTGCTGCTTCAGGATTTACATATTTAACATTACCAAATAAATTTCTAACACCTCTTGTAATTTGTTTAACTTTTGTATTTGCAGCTTCTCCACCTTCCTCAGCTAACATGTGTCTCATTTGAAATTGATATCTACCAAGTAAAGGAAGATGTTGAAAATTCCACCTTAACAAATTAGAAGGTGTATTTATAAAATGTAAACCAAATGCTCTTGTCCATTTCCAATTAGGTTGTTGTGTTGCTTTTAAAATATCACCAGTAATACCGCCTTCTTCTATATTTGTAACAGGATTTGTAGAATAAGCAGATTGTGTGTAAGATATTTCTCTTGAATATTGTAATGGTGAATTAAGTTGTTCTCCTACAGTTGTCCCAATAGCATTAGCAACACCTTTTTCATTAACATATCTTTTTTCAATTTCTTTAAATTTTGCTTTATAATCTTGTGAAAATGCTTTTCCTTTTAAAAATATACCATAATCAGGGTTTTGTCTCATTATTTCAGTATTAATAATAGAAGCTAATCTAGCTTTAAATGTCATTGTTTTAAGAAATTCATCACCAGCTGAAAGTATTCTCATTGGAATAGTTGTGACTAATCCAACTGCTTCAAAAGGAGCTTGAGCAACTTTTCCAACAGCACTTCCTATAGCATCATTTGAAATTCTTGCAGACACATCCGCTAATGGTTCTGTTAATAATTTAGCAGTTTCACTAATCCATCTTTGTAATTGTCCTTGTCTGATGTTACTATCAAATTTCATTTGTCCACTATCTAAAGTAGCTCTTCCTTTTATAAATGTTTTACCAGCTGCTTTCAAAGCATGACCCATGTAAACATATTGATATACATAAGTTTGAAAAGCTTCTCTAGCAATTTCAATTGCTCTTTGTTTATCAGCTCTTGCCATATTAGCAGCTCTCAATAACATAACAAATGGTTTCCACTGAGTTTGAACAAGTCCTGAAATCATGTTTAATATGTGTGTATCAGGGGAAGACAATAAATTATTATTTACATATTCTGCTGCTAAATCCCATTTATTTGCTTTTCTAGCATTTTGTAAAGCTAATATAACTTGTTCGTTATCATCTAATTTACTAAGAGCTTCATAAAATTTTGCTTTGTCTCCTTCTTTTAATTGTTTCATTTTAGGGTCTTCAGGATTAACAATTAATTCTGCTGCTCTTTTCATATCTTTTACAATGTTACCAGCAAAAGTTCCTCTAGCAGCGTATGTAGATAAATTAGATTGATTTGTAAGTGTTTCGTCAAGAGCTTCAATCATATCATCTATTTGTGCTTCAAGCTCTTTACGTCTTTTAGAAGTTAAATCTATTCTTGAATATTCATTTGTTAATGCTACAATTTCAGCTGCATCTCTTGCAAGTAAATCTCCATTAGCAACTATATAAGCTGCTTGTTTTTGTAATTTAGGGTCTTTAACCATTTTCTTAACTTCTCTACGTAATTGCTCTGGGTTGTCACCTAAAATAATTGCATCATCAATAATTTGCTCTTGTGTTGTAGGGTCAGCACTTGCTACTTTTTCTCTAACAGCTTCTGCTCTTTGTTTTAATAAAAGTGTGTATGCACCTTTTTTGTAGCGTGTTATATTAATAGGGAGAGTTGGCGGTTTATCCGCACTTGTAATTGGAGTTACTTTTAAATTTAAAAATCTGTTTTTAAAAGTGTCTGTAGTAACAGCAGGGTCTGTTTCATCTGCTGCTTTTGCTGGTAAGTTTTTAAATAATTGTGATTCTGTTTTTGGAATAGTTAAAGCTTCGTATAATTGCCTACCTGTAATTGTACTTTTCCCATATTCTTGTACATCAAGTAATTGTTTTACTGTTTGATTTTTAAGGTTTCTAGTTGTTAATGAAAATGAACCAGCAGAAAAAACACCACCAAATACGGTGCCAAAACCAAATCCAGCAGCTGTACTTAAAGCTGTTTGTTTTAAATCTAATTCATCTTGTACACCTGATTGAATAGCTGTATTTTGTAATATAGTATCTTGAACACCATTAGTAATAGCACCAAAATAACCTTCATATAAAGCACCTTTAGCAACTGCTTGTCCAAGGGATGCTTTGGTAGATTGACGTGCCATTTCTTCAATAGCTGCTTTGTTAATTTCATTGGCCATTTTGCCTTTTAACAATTCTTTAAGACCCATTTTATAACTTTGTTTAGCAACTTGACCACCAACTCCAACTCCTATTAAATTTGCAGGGTCAGATAACATAGCTCCACCGTTGTCAATAAGCCACCCACCAAAACTTCTATTTGGGTCATTCCAAAAAGAAGGCAACGCTTCATAAGTTTGTTGAATATATGCAAACTCTTTTAAACGTTTTTCATCCTTTTCTCCATATACATTTGCTAAATCCATTCCCATAGAAACAGTATTGTTGTTTCTCCAAGACCTGTCTTCATAAAAATATTCTAACAAATCAGCTGGTGACATTGATTGAAATTTATCATCAGCATTTCTATAACTATAATAACTTTTTAAAGTATTGTAAAAATTTTCAGTTTGTATTTCTTCTAACGCTGCTTGAGCTGATTGTGCTTTTTGTAAATTATCTGTATTACCGACACCATATATTTCAGGATTATCGGATAAAAATTCTGCCATTATTTATTACCTGTTTTAACTAGAGCTTTAATAGCTTTATCAACATCTTCTATTTTCATGGTGAAAGTGTTAGAGATGTTTTTTAATAATTGATTGTAGTCAACTTGTTCCATTACTTTAATCATTTCAGGAGTTAATTGCATATCCCCTAAAGTTGTTTTTAAATAATTAGTTATATATGGAATTTGCTGTTCATTAATAAATCGTTTTTTATCAGTTTCATTAAGACTAAACCAAGATGTGTCTGCACCAAACATTGATAAATCAGGTTGTGGCATTTTTGCAATTCCTTTATCAACTTCTAATTGTTTATTTAGAGTTTGAAGAACTTGTCCAACACCTGTTTCTTGATAACGTTTTTGTTTTTGACTTTCTTTAAGTTGTTTATTTTTTAACTCTTCTTCATATTGAGTTACTGATTTCATAGTAGGATTTAAATTTTCTGGTGTAAATCTATCTCTAACAATATCACCTAAATCTTTTAAGAATTTATTCTTTTCAATTGTTGATGGACTTCTACCACCATTTTCAGCTTTATAATTAGTTTCATAATCCATAATTTCTTTACGCATATAATAAGTTGCGTTACGAACTGCTTCATAAGAATTTGGTTTTTCTTGACCAACTATACCAACATTAAAATTACCTTTAATAACACCTACAATAGAAGTTATTCCAGATGTATAATTATAATCAGTTGCATAAACTGGTTTGGTACCATTATTTTTATCTGTGTCATAAGTGCTGTAATATGTTAATGCTTTTGCCCATTCTGTTTTAGGCACATTATTAGCTATTAATGATTTAAACACTTCTGCTTGGCTTTCATATTTACCATCAAATATGTCGCTTACTATGTTATTAAACACTTGTGGGTCAGTGTTTACATATCTATTGTTGTCCATCATTCTGTCAAAAGAATCTAAAACAGCTGGATTTATTTTAGCTAATTTTTCTCTTAATTCTAAATTTTCAGCATGTGTTCTAATTCTTTCTACACCATTTTCATCTTTTACTTTACCTGTAACAGCATCTATAAAAATGTCTTTTGTTTCTTGTTTTTCTTTATAATCAGCATTAAGACGTTCTTGGTTTGCTAATGTAACTCTTTTTGTATTTAATTTTTGGACTAAATCATAAACATCTTTTCTTTTTGTATCAGCAAGGGAACCTCTTTGTGTACCATCTGTTCCAATTCCTCTATTATAAGTTAAAAAACTTAAAGCTTTATCAATTTGTTCAGGACTGGTTGCAGAACTATAAATATTTTCTACTTGTCTTAACATACCTTGAATACCTTCTTCATTAGAAGCATAAGTACCATTTGGTAATTTACTTTTTGTATAAGAATCTACGGCACCCCAAGCTTCTGCTGCATTTTCAGCAACTGAAATTGTCTTTGCAATTCCCAATACTTTTTGTTCTCCAGCATATTTGTTTCTTTTTTCAGCATCTTGAATAGCATCTTTAGCTTTGTATTGATTAAATACAGCTGCAAATCCAAGTGCATAAGAACCGTCTTTATCTTTAAAATCAGGTAAATATTGTTTATAAAAAGCTGGTAAATTAGTTTGTGTAAAATCATAAGAAGATTTATTTTTTTCAATTTCAGCCATTGTATCAACAGCTTGTTGTCTTCCTAAATGATACGATACAGTTTTTTCTGTAAAGGCTCCTTCTAATTCTGGATGCTTACCTTCTAATATTTCTTGTTGTACAGTTTTAGAATCTTTAGTTGCAAGTAAAGAATTTATTTTATTTTTAGCATCTTCTTTTTTGGTATCTACATATGTTCCATATATTTTACCTAATGCAGGGTTAATTTCTTTTTGTAATATATTTACTAAATCTGTTATATCACTTTTATTTGAAGATGCTACTTGACCAGCAAAACTTGCTCCCATGTATTGATTTGTTACTCTTGATTTATATGCCATAATTTATTTTTTTGCTGCCTTTGCTTTTTCGTTATCTTGATAACCACTAGCAGCTTGTGTTGCTACTTTTAAGAATAAACCTGTTCTGCTCGGCATCATTACTGGTGCAATGCTATTATATCTTCTTTGTTGAGCTGCGTAAGCTTCTGTAGTTTTATCATATAATTTTGTTATATCTGTTTCATAATCTCTTGTTGCATCTAAAAAATCCATGTCCTGTGTTCCTGCAATATCTTGTATTATTTTATCTGGGTTACCAGCATTTAAATTTAAAGCTTGTGCTGTTTTTTTATTTGCATCTTGGTTATTTTTAAATTGTTCTGCTTTTAATTCTCTTGCTGCTGAAACAGCTTCTGAATCTATTTTTGATAAATCATATAAATAAGCTTGGTCAGAATTTCTTCTTGTTTGTTCATTAGCTCTTTCTTGAGCTGCTGCTACGGCTTTTTTACTGTTGTACTCCTGTATTGATGAGACTATATTTAGTCCCGCCATAGCTAATTCTACGCTACACATTATTTATTTACTTCTTTCATCATTAATAAAAAAGGAATTTTTTCAAATCCATAATCTCCTATTTCAGTTTTTGGTTCAAATTTTAAATATTGGAGCCATTTAAGTGACTTCCAATTTCTTTTATCTACAAAATTATATAAATATTTATATCCTTCTCCCATTTCATTTATCCAATGGGGACATTCTTTAATAAATTGTTTGGTATGTTTAAACAAATCTTCACTAGACAACATCCAAGCAACTCCGTAATCAGGCTCAGCACAAGGTGATGAACCAAACATTCCTATTACTTTGCCATCTTTAATAATAGAAAATATCTTACTGCCATTAATTGTAAATGGTTTAACTAAAGCTTCTAAAGGTGATTGATTATCAGAAGCTCTTATTTCTTCTCTATCAGTTTTTCTAATCTTAGGTGCTAAATCTAAAGCATCTTGTAACACTGCTTTACGCACACTAGCTTCACTCATAATTAAATCCTTGTTGAACGATTATGATAATAACCTTCTACTTCTGCACTTGCAATATACATTGGTAAATGAGAATCGCTTTTAATATCAAATGTAAAATCAGTATTTCTAGCAGATACAGGTACTCTTAAAGTTCCTGAATTGATTGCTGGCACGCCAACTTTACTTGTCGCAGTCCCAATAATATAACCATTCATAATTGAACTACTAACGTTTCTTCCTTTAGGTGTTACATCAACTTCAAAATACCCTGAGTTTTCATAATTAAGAGTTATGTTTCTAATTTGATATCTACCAGAAGTAATTGCAACTAACCCTCTACCAGAAGTTTCTCTAACATATTGTTGTGACATTCTATATTGAGATGCAAAAGGAACGCCTATGTAAACACTGGTATGATTACCTTCTAATGTATAATTAGAACCTGTTGTATTTGTCAGTGAATAATTGTTACCATTAGTAGCATCAACTGCTATTAAACCTGTTCTAACTCCATAAGGAGAAGTAACTGTTGTTAAATTAGTTCCAGCATTATATGTGCCTGTTACTAATTTTTTTAAATCTAAATAAACAGAAAATCCAATTGTAGTATCTTTTAAATTTCTTAAATCAATTTTAAATAATTTAAGGTCTGTATTTTCATTTGCTAATACATAAACAAAACTATCAGTTGACATGGCTCCTAATATTTTTAAACCAGTAAATGACCATTTAGACCAAGCTGTTTGAACTTTTTCACCTCTATCAAAAAAGTATTTATAAATATACATTGCGTTTGCATTAACAGATGTAACAGCACTCCCTGAAACATATGGTGCAACTTGTGCATCTGCGGTATCAGCAGCTAATGCTATTAATGTATCTTCTGTTGTATTACTAATTAATTGATAAACATTAGTAGGTAATAAATCTTGTACTGAAACTGTAATATCTAAACCATCATTTGTTAATGTATTATCATCAGCAAAATATTCTCTAATTGCTGTGTTGTTATTTCTTGATTGTGCAAAATATGCAAACTTACCAGCAGACACAGGCCTTACATTATCATCGTGTTCAAAACTTGATACTTCATTAAGTATTGCTGTGGTAGGTGTAATTGCATCACTACCTGTTGCTCCTAATTTATATTGAGCTGTATCAGAAAATAATAATAAAGATTCATTAAAGGACACTGAATTTTTTAATGTGTTAACTTGTGTTCCTGAAGCTGCAATATCAATAGGGTCTGTATCTAAAGTCTGTGTAACTGTTGTTGAAAACAAATTAAAGAAGTCAGCATTTTCAGTAAAGATTAAATTTTCTCCAGATAAAAAACCTAATCTATTTTTGTAAAATGTTAAATTATTAATTTTTCTATTAACAAAAGAAGGGTCAGCATTTGAATCACTGTCACCACATTTTCTATCTGTCCAATCTAATTCTTTAAAAGTAAATGTACCATCATTATTATTAATCAATGCATGTGGCATTGTTGAATTATTTAAACCTAAACTTGTTGCTGGTGCAATTGTTTCTTCCCAAACACCATCTGTTTTAAATTCAACCCAATAATCACTTATAACATCACCTTCAGCACCGATAACTTTTATTTTACTGCCAGATAAACCATGATAAGGTAATTTTGTAAAATCTGATATTTCATCTCTAATAGAATAAAAAGTGGAATTACCTGCTCCATCTCCAGTTTCTATTGTATATAATGGGTCATTATCTTTAGGTTCACCATAGATAACAGAGTTCATTAATTGAAAATCAAAATAAGTTGTAAACCCTGAATATGTATTTATACCATCTGTAGTAGATAAAACAGCGTTTGTATCTGTTCTAACTATTTTAATTTCAGCAGAAGATGCAGCATCCCAATATTGACTTGCAGTACCATTAAATATAATATCTGCAACGTGTTTGGTATCTCTAAAAGTTGTATCATGGTTTGCATCAGAACCATCAGGCATTTGCAATCTAATTTCTAAACCATATCCCAATGCTGCCTGCATATCTGGGTGTGTTAATTTAATAGTGTATTCATTGCCATAATTAGTAGCAACACAATTGACATAAAATTCTTCATTTCTTGCAGCACTTGTATTTGTATCTGCTAACACTGTTATAGATTTATTAACTATAAAAGAATAATCTGCAATATTAACTAATTTAAAATCTTTTCTAGGATTTGTAGAAGTTAAATAACTTGCTCCACTTGCAATAGTAACTGTTTTTGAATTACCTTGTAAATCCCAAACTTTAACACCACCATTATAAAATGTTACAATGTATTGATTATTTTCATCTCTTTGAATAGACCAAAATTTAGTTGTGTTAGGAAACACATTTGTAGCATCTAATGTAGAAATGTAATCTAATGAAGGTCTTTTTGACAAACCATCTACAATATTGTTTTGTAAATTAAGTTGTAATTCACCTTGATTTATTCCTCTTTGTGTAGGTGTTTGTTGAGAGATACCATTCAGAAAATTAGGAATACTCTGAGATACTACTCTACCCATTAATAAGTCCTTCTAGTTGGTCTGTTTATAATTGAGTATGTATTGTAATCACCTTCTAAAATATTAACATCTGCTTCTTGACTATCAGCTTGATGAAATGACATTAAAGCTTCTTGTTCATCATTTGCAATTAATTCAACAATACTTTTATCACCTAAAAATCTTGACGCAAATCTTCTTGCTGCTTTTAATGTAATGTATTGTCTAGCATATTCTGGAAGTTGTTCAAATTGTTGTACTAAAACTAAATCAACAGAGGCAGGAGCACTTGTAAAAACATCTGTGTGTCTTTCTAAATCGTATAAATAACCATTTCTAAGTGTGTAATTTAAATGTCTATAATCTTTACTTGCATCAGCTTTAACGCAGTTAGATGGTAATGGTATTCTATTGTCTTGGTCAAGAGCTAATGAAGTCCATTTTTCATGTGTATTAAAATGCCATCCAATACTTTGGACAGACATTGAAGTTTCATCTAAAATATTTTTTGCTGTAGATACATCAACAGTTGTTGTCCCTGTAATAGAGTTAACAGGTGCTTCTCCAATAACAGACAACATAATGTTTATCGCTTGTAACTCAGTTGTAGGTATAATTTGTGTACTCATAATCTCCTATAAATATATTTTAGATAAAACTAGGGGACAGATAATCCATCCCCTAGACTTGTTAATTAAGATATTTTAACTTTCTTTTCTTGTTTTTCTTCTGGAAGTTTTTGTTCCAAAGATACTTCAAGAATACCATCTTTGTAATCTGCTTTTACAACGTTTGTGTACTCAGCCAATTTGAACGCTTGTTCAAAAGACCTTTCTCCAATACCTTTGTATAAGAAATCACCAACAGATGATTTATCTTTTTTACCTTTTACTTTTAAAACATTTTCTTTAACACTAACATCAATTTCAGATTTACCGAAACCAGCTAATGCCATAGAAATTTTATACTCACCATCTTTTACTTTTTCAATATTATATGGTGGGTAACCAACTGTTTTAATTTTAGACAGTTCATTAAATAGGTCATCAAAACCTATTGAGAACGCCTTAAACGGTGTAAAGTCTAGTGTCATTTTTTTCTCCTTTGTTAAGCAAGTTTAATTAAAGCACCCACTAGAGGCATGCTTTAAAGTTTATTATTAGTAGAAAAGGGGGACTTTAATCCCCCTAATCTATTGAGTGGTTATTAAAGATTAAACTTCTTTAATACCAACTGCTGCTTCAGGTCTCAGAACTCCGTGACCCATAGCGTATTTAGCAACCATTAATGTTCCTTGTCTTCTGATATCGTATTCAGATTCAACAGCTAAGTCCATTAATTTTACAGTTCCAACCGCAGAAGGATGTGATACTAAACAAACATAGTTTGTTAAAGTCACAGCTTGTGGGTTTGAACCACCAGCAGTTGCAGAACCAGCCGCAGGGGCAGTAGAAATGGCAGCTGCAATCTCACTGAAGTGAGCAGTAGGAATTAGTTCAATTCCTGCAACTTTCATAACTTTACCATCTGCAATTGAACCTTGACCACTAAAGTCAACATTCACTACATTAGTTCCGTTTGCTAGTTTGTAGTATTCTTCCAATTTAATGAAAGCTTTTCTACCTTCTTTTGGTACATAGTTAGCATCTAAAGCTTTAGCTGCATCAAACAATGAATCAATCATTGCATTTGCTGCTGTAGAAGCTGTAGCACTAGCGATACCAGTGTTAGTTATTACAGTTCCTGCTCCATAGCCTGAATCAGCTACGTTTGCAGAAGCTTGTGCTGCTTGACCAATAGTTTGTAAGATATGCTTATCTTTTTGGAAAGCAAGTGCTCTACCGATTTCAGTAGAATATGCACTTCTTACATCCCAGTGGTTTTTAGCCTCTTCAATATTTGATAAAAATACCGAAGATAAAAGTAGGTCATTAATAGTAATAACCTTTTCGTTGTGGTTTACATCAGAACCGAGTATTTCGGCACCAGCAGTGTGGTAAGATGCTCCGACCCTTCCCATTACTGGGAAAGTTGCAGATTTGCCAGAAGCGATACTTCTAACCATTTCTGCACCAGCTGTTACTGAAGCTCTATCAAATGAAGTAAGTACCTCACCTGCAAAAACTTTCAGAAACAATGCATCTTCACTACCAGAAGCGTTAACTCGACCTAATGATACAGGCGTTGCTGCTGTCATGTTTTTTCTCCTTGTTGTGTTGTTATTGTTAAATAAAAGTCTCTACATTATCCTCAG